GGTTGTTGATTATGCCGTTATTCGAAACTTTATTGTGAATCTTCAAAACGGTCAAGTTTCTCTCCAAAGCTCAACTCCAACACCTTAAGGGGTAAATTTATGCCTATTAGCGGTTTAAGTATAGGGCGTGACGTCACATGGAAAATCCAGACGGCGCAAGGCCCACTCGTTTTTTCTCAAGATCATATTTCAAATTTTGAAGCAAGCCCAGATGCTGAGCTTAAAAAATATCTGGGAGTGAGTGGAATTATCACGCCGGGAATATTTCATGGTGGACATTCAATAAAAATGGATATCGTTCGTGTTGATAACACTCTTGATAGATATTGGGCCATTGCTGAGGCAGATTATTATGCTGGGATTGATCTTCCCGGTGGCATGATCTACGAAACGATTCAAGAGCCTAATGGAGCTGTCACTCAGTTTGTTTACACAAATGTACAGGTAAAAATAGACACATTTGGCGAAAGAACTGGTAATTCTTGGATATCCATGAAGTTTTCTGGATATGCGGCAAGACGTGAACTTTTAACTTAATAGAGAGATAAATTATGTCAGAAAATAAATCACCAATCACAGCATCACATGAAGTTACAGTAACTATAAACGGAAAAGTATTCTGTCTTGAAGAGCCTAGTGCGTTGGATTATAACAATTATCTTATTGCATCGGAAAGAGAAGATAAAAAAATGCTTCCATTTATAAATAACGATTTTCTTATCTATATTAAATCAATTGATGGGATTGAATTTAAAAAGCCATTAACGCAATCAGAAATTATTGCAGGATTGATGAGAGTTGGTGGAAAGAAAACAATGGATAAACTTAAAAAAGAATTAAGGGCAAGTGAATTAATTGAGTCAGAAGAAAATTCGGAGGTCGCAAAAGAAGAATTAAAAAAATAGTAAAAAACCCTTTGCTTAGGTCAATTTTGTTTGTTGTAAGTAAGGGGGTGCCATGGAAAGTGGCACGAAAACTTAAAATAAAAGAATTACGGGCTTTTTGCATAATACTTTCAGAAATTGAATTGCCAGAAGATCAACATTTTGATTTCGAGAGAATGCAATTTAAAGAGGCAAAAAAATGAGACCATTTTTTACTGCAGAAGAAATGGCGGATTTATTGATCAAGCTTAAATTGACTCATAGATTATTTCTGCATGAAGGCCTGAAGGTGGTGGCTGATAAGTTAGTCCAAACAGCAAAAGATGAGATTAGCCAATATCAAGCTGAAAAAGGACATTTCCCAGAATGGGCGCCATTGGCAGATAGCACTATTGCTGATAAAGAAAGATTAGGGTATTCCCCACCAGATAATCCACTTCTTCGAACCGGGGAAATGCGAAACTCAATAAAAAGTAATGTTGTTGATCTTGATATCTACTTTGGATGTACAGACCCAAAATCTGTTTATCATGAATTTGGAACGTCAAAAATGCCTATGAGGCCATTTATTGGGCCGGCAGCATTCACAAATATTGAATTCATAAGGAAAACTATAGGAAAAGCTTCAGCAGCCGGATTAAAAAGTGGTGGCAGCACTATAAATTCTGCATTTAAAGAAAAGGTATAGGTTGATATGACTGAAGATTATAGAGTATTAATGAAGCTATCGTTAATAAACGATATAAGCCCACAACTTACTTTTATTTCAAATCAATTTCATGTCTTGAATAAAGAAGCAGATTCCTTCTTAATAAAAATGAAGTCATTAAAAAGTTTTTCTTATGGTGTTCTCGGTACCGCGGCAGTATTTGCCGCACCAATCGTATATGCAATAACAAAAGCTGCAGAATTACAGAAATCACTTATTGGTATTCAAATTGCCACACATGCTTCAACACAGCAAATGAATAATATGCGATCGGTAATAGAAAAATCTGCTGCTCCTACTCAGTTTAGCATTGGGCAAGTCGCTAACATGGGTAAAATTATAGCAACATCAAATACATTTAATGCACCTCAATTAGCGTCTTTGCTTCCTGCATATACAAAATTTGCTGATGTGCAGTATATATTAAAGGGAACGTCACCGGATAAAAGCGTATTGGAAGCTGTTAGATTGGCTCATACGGCTCAAATATATACTCCGGCAGCGATGACAGCTTATTTAAATACATTGACAAAAGCAAGCATCATGTCTGGTGGGGACGTTACTGAATTAGGCCACGCTCTTAAATATTCTCAGGGAACTGCTCAAACAGCATTAGGGATCAGTCCAGAACAAATGATTTTAGTTACTGCATTGGCAAATAGAATGGGGTTCGCAGGAAGTAGAGGGGGAACAAATCTTATTGATGCAATGATCAGAACTGTGCCAGGTGTTTTTGGTTCAGGATTACTTAAAGGAAAAAGCAAAGAAGCATTACACAATATGGGGTTTATTGATTCTCATGGTCATTCTACAATATTCACGCATGGTAAATTTGACATAATGAAGTGGATGAAGCAACTATCTGCTTACGAAACTCATGAGTATGCGACACATCCAGAAGCTATTGCCAGACAAGATATTTTGGTTAATATGCAACATGCTTTTGGCTCTATCGGACGAAGAATTGCGGTACTTTTTTCTTCTCCAGTCGCGAGACAACAATTACAGGTAATGCACGAACAGTTTTTGAAATTGCCGGGCAATGAAGCAATTCAAAATATGTATGTACAGCATTCTGTATCTCAACAATATAGAACTGCTTTAACAAATTTTCAAACCGTTCTTACAGAATTTGGATATTACTTATTGCCAGACGTGCTGGCCGCTCTTAAAGAAATAAATAAAGAATTGTCTATATTTATACCATGGATGAAGGCTCATAAAGAATTGATTAGCGAACTCGCTAAAGACTTTTTAAAGCTCACTATAGCATTGGCTGTTGCGGGGGGGATAACATTATTAGCCGCATCTTTGACGGCATTGGTTCAGCCTGTCGGTCTGTTGGTTTTTTTCTTTGCTGCTATATTAAAACCTATAAATGATATTATTAGTGCTTACGATTATCTTACTAATGGAAAAAAAGATAAGGCTTCATTAATAAGTGAGGCAAGAAATTATTTCCAAGACCCGAAAAATCTTCCAATCGGAACGAATTATGTTGAGCATCATTCTCCTATATTAGCTGCCGCGCATGGTGGTTCTTTCAGTAATATGTTTTATCATTCTGGAAGCGCTGGAAATGTAGTCCAAATCCATTATCATTACCTGGATGGAAAACAAATTTCATCATCGACAATAAGTCATATGTCAAAATCAGCATCTCATGCACCTGCACACGGTTCATCATTTAATTCAAGTATGGGTCTTAGCTATAACATGCTGAATCAAGGTCAATAAAAATGATATTAATGCGTCTTGGAGAAATACTTTTTAATGGGACGGAAGTGCCTGTTGTCATTAATGGCGGCGGAATGCAGAAAGTTGCAGTTCATGAGAATATTGGCGGCAAAAGAATTATTGATACGCTTGGAAAAAGTGACTCTGATATTATATTTGGTGGATTATTTAGAGGCATTATCTCTCTTGAGCGTGTAAAATATTTAGATACTCTTAGAATAAACGGTAAAGCAATATCATTTACATATTCATTCTTTAATTACACTGTGATAGTAAAAAGTTTCACGTGGAACATGAGAATGGCTTATGAAGTAAGCTATAACATTGTTCTAAGTGTTGTAGAAGATTTGAATGCACCGGTGCCTTTCCCAATTGTTGATTCATTTTCAGACATTATAGAAGGCGCATACACTCAAGCGCTTGATCTTGCGTTATTTTTGCAGGTGGGTGGAATTGTTGGTTCTCTTGGGGCACTCGGGATTGCACTTCAAGATGCTGGTGATTTAAACGCATTAACGAGTTCGGGGATATCGTCTATTTCTCAGGCATTGGACAATAGTATTAGTGCCGTTAATGCAGCTATTTCAGTGGTGACAATATGATTCAAAATAACCTAAATACGCAAGCTGAAAATGAAATATTTATATCGAACTTATACAATTTAAAAAGCATTCTTGAGGTGATGAAGCAAAATATTGACCTACTTGTTTCGGGAACACAAGGTCAGAATTTAACACAATCATCAGGGAATTTATTTGCAATGGCTGCATCTTATTATGGTGATGCAACGTTGTGGGGAACATTGGTGCAAGCCAATATGCCTGAAATATTAGACGAAAATGGGTTTATTAATCCAAATATTGTGGGCATAAATACGCTATTGTTTCCACCTGCACCCACACAACCATCAGGCGGCATTATAAGTGTTTGATAATAAAATACCGGTTAACTCCACGGCGCGCCAACCAAGAGGAATTGTTCAGGTAAATGGGGTAAACGTATTTTTTACGCGCGCAGAAGTTCAGTCAACCACGAATTTTTGTGCAGATACTTTCTCGATAGAGATTCCGATATCCGGACAGCCAAGTAAAATAACGCCAGCATATATGGCAGAAACTGGCGCTATTATGATTGAGGTTTTTGCCGGATTTCCGTCAAATCCTGATGGTTATACCGCCTTCGATTTAGAAAGCTTAATATTGGGGCAAGTTGACAATATAGAGATTGACTGGTTGACAAGGATGTACACGCTAACCGGAAGAGACTTGACAGCAAAATTTATTGATAACAAAACGACAAAAAAATATCCGAATTTAACAGCATCCGAAATTGTAACCATGTTGGCGCATGAGCAAGGATTAACTGCACAAGTAACGCCAACAACAACATTGTCTGGCGTATTTTATGCTAATAACCACACAACTCTCACAGCAGAACAGCCAGAATGGGATTTGATCACCTTCTTGGCGCAACAAGAAAACTTTGTGGCGTATGTGAAAGATACTACGCTTTATTTTGAGCCTGCACCTAAAGAAACCGATACGCCATATCTAATACAATTTAATTATCCTGGTGTGAATTCAGCTTACGATTACACATCGGCGAGTGTTATAAGCTTAAATACATCAAGAAGCTTGACGCTTGCCCGTGACATCATTGTGAAGGTGAGAAGCTGGAACTCTTCTCAAAAGAAAGCTTTTACGGTAACGGTTCATGCCACACCAAACAAAAGAAATGCTTTAGCGGCTAAAGCACAGCCAATTGGGGATGCTCAGGTATTTACTCAGACAATACCTGGATTAACCAGAGAACAAGCATTACAAAAGGCACAACAATTATTGAGAGAATATTCTCAACATGAAAGAACAATTACGGCTGTACTCGCCGGTGACAATATTTTAAAAAAAGTTGGTGTCGTGAAGTTGCGAGGAACAAATACAGACTACGATCAGGTTTATTTTACCGCTAGTGTTAATCGTGTTCTGAGTCCAAATGCAGAAGATGGTTACACTATGACTGTAAACGCAAAAAATCATTCACCAAATAGTCAGGTCGTCATCTAATGATGCAGAATTTATTAAACTCGATGCGCTTTCAAGCTGGCATCGGGCAGAATCTTATTGCTCAAGTAAGAATCGGAATTATTAACGCATACAACAAAGACAATGGAACTATTAAAGCAACTGTACAGCCCGTAGAGAGCGATGAGTCAGGAGAGGGTCAGACTGGGTGGATACCATTAGCTACTAGCTTTATTGGTCAAGTTGGAGCTCCTCTACCTGGTGAGCAAGTCATTATAATCTTTCAGGAAGGCAGTCTTAATAATGGTCTTGCGATTGGAAGGATATACAGCAGTGAGGATATTCCACCAGCCGTGCCGTCTGGGGAGTGGTGGTTAACTCATCCCTCAGGGTCATTCATAAAATTAAAAAATAATGGCGATATAGATATTGAATGTGCCGGTAATTTGAATGTAACAGCAACCGGAACTGCTACAGTTTCAGCGCCCAATATTGAGTTAGGAAATGGTGGGACAGTTTTAGAATTGGTTAATTCATTATTTGAAGCAAAATATAATGGACATACGCATGATAACGGTGCAGTCCCCGCGCCAGATACGCCATTCCACATTACACCAACTGAATTAACATCTGTTTTGAAGGCTCAGTAATGCAAATAAGCCATAATTTTGGGAATGATATCTCATTGAATAGTATTGGGGATATCACTCAATCAGATGGCGCAGAGCTTTCAAAACAAGCCATTATTCGAAGACTTTTAACAAACCCGGGAACCTATATTTGGCATCCAACATATGGCGCTGGTATAGGTAGATTTGTTGGAGAAAACTTAAGCGCAACCAACTTCGATGAAATAAAAAATCTCATTGTTTCACAGATGCTAATGGAAGAAACAGTTGCTCAATCTCCTTTGCCTGTAATTACATTTCAAGTACAGAACGGTAGCGTTTTAGTCTGCGATATTCTTTATTACGATGCGGTTTTAAAAAACCCACTCACGATTTCATTTCCAGTAAAAGGCTTCTAAAATGCCATTAACAGTTAAAGATTTTGATACCTTGGTTTCTGATCAGGTTGAGTCAATTCAGGGGGCTGTCCCGGCATTTCAATTTCCGATTGGGTCAGTCAATCTTGCGCTTGTAGAAAGTAATGCCGGACTTGGATTATGGATGCAAGGAATTGCCACGCAAGTATTGGCACTTTCGCGTGCATCATCTAGCACTGGCGCAGACCTCGATACCTGGATGGCTCAATTTGGATTCACAAGAAATAGCGCGAGCGCAGCTTCAGGATTGGTAGATTTATCAAGATTCGTTGGAGTAAACGCAGTTTATATCAGTGCAGGCGCAATTGTTCAAACCTCCGTTGGTCATATTCAATTTGAAGTATATGCAAATCCAAGCGACCCAAATTGGGTGCCAACACAGAATGCTTATCTTTTGAATGCTGGCGATCTTTTGATTAGCGTACCTGTAATAGCCTTGGTTGCTGGTTCTGCTGGAAATGTTATCGCTAATGCTATTGATCAGGCAGCAAGTTTTATTCCAGTAGATACGATAGCAAATCCATCTGCATTCACAAATGGAAAAGACGCAGAGTCCGATGCTTCATATCGCGCAAGATTTGTTACATGGATAAATTCACGCTCTCTTGGGACACTATTGGCCTATCAATCCGCTATTACAGATGGCACTCCAGCAGTTTTTTATAAAATAGCAGAAAACATTAATTTCTCCGGTAGCACACAACTTGGATTTGTCACGGTAGTGATTGATGATGGTTCGGGCGCCCCACCTCCTTCTTTGATTACATTGATATCAGATAAAATAAATACCGTAAGAGCATTGGGCATCCAATATGGCGTTTATGCTGTCGTAGTTTTGACTGCAAATATCACTGTGGATTTATCAATCAATCCCTTGGCGAGTTCTTCTGAAGTGATTCAGAATGTAGAAGACGCTATCAGCACTTATATGGCTACACTTCAAATTGGTCAAACATTAATTTTTACAAAACTTTATCAGATAATTTATAGCGCTTCTACGGAAATAATAGAAGCATCAAATTTGTTGATTAACGGAGTTGGCGCAGATTTAGTGCCTCTATTCAAGGAGCGAATCTATCCCGGTACTATCACGGTATCTATAGTATGAGCTGCTTAACAACAGAACAAATCGTTGAGATAATTTATAAATATACCCCACCATGGTGGGATGATGAAAATCCTCTA